CAAGAACTCTTGGCACGTCTGGAGTTGCTAACACAACTATGAATCTGACACAACTACAGAATCAAAAAGAGTCTGTGCTTGCTACCGCACGGGAGCTTGCTTCCGGTAACGGTGACCTTGCACAGGTCAAGTCCCTGATGGCTGAAGCCAAGGGTATCGAAGAGCGTATTGAGACCATCAAGGCACTCGGACAAGGTCATCCAGTAGCAACGGAAGTTGCAGCTGAGCAACCATGGAAGTCCGGCGGTATTGGACGTAATCCTTTCGTCGGTACCCGTGACGAAGCGAACTATAAAGCATACGCATGGGGTCAATGGGGACGCTCTATCATGGGCAACCGCAAAGCATCCGACTGGGTCAAAGCCAACCTGAAGGCACAGTCTGAAGGCACGACAACCGCTGGTGGCTATGTTGTTCCAGATCCACTGTCTTCCGACCTTATCTATCTGCGTGAGCAGTTCGGTGTTGCTCGCCAGAACTGCCGCATCTACCCGATGAGTTCTGATGTATTGAACGTTCCTAACGCAACGGCATCGACCACTGTGTACTATCCGGGTGAGAACACGGCTATTACTGCAAGTGACCTGACATTTGCACAGGTCAACCTTGTAGCCAAGAAGCCATCGGTTCTTACTCAGGTTTCTAAAGAGTTGGCCGAAGATAGCATCATTGACTTTGGTGCAACGCTTGCCCGTGATATGGCATACGTCCTTGCTAAGGAAGAAGACCGCGTTGTTTTCAACAATGCAGTCGATAGCACATCTGGTCTCGATGGCATCCTTTATGCTGTCTACAACCTTAACGCAACCAAGGCTAACATTGCTTCCTTGCAGGTATTCACAACCGGGCAGACAATCACCTACAGCCCGACACTTGCGAACCTTAAGGGCATGGTCGCAAAGCTCCCGACCTATGCTGCACAGGCTAAGTGGTTCATGCATCGCGAGATCTGGTACAACGCCATTGCTCCTTTGCTTGATGCACTCGGTGGGAACTCCATCATGGACATCCAAAATGCATACGGTCCTACACCTATGCTTTACGGGTATCCAGTCGTTTTCGTGCAGAACATGGCTAAGACCCTCGCGGCTACCACGCCTTACATCTTGCTTGGTGACCTGAGCATGGGTACAGCGTTCGGTGATCGTCGTACGGTTACAATTGAAGTTTCCGACCAGTATTACTTCAATCAAGACGCGCTCGCGTTCAAAGCCACAGAGCGGTTCGCATTCTCGGCTTTCGACATCGGCAACGTGAACGCTACGGCATCCAGCCGTGTACCGGGTTCGCTTATCGTTGGAGCATCCGCAGCTACATAAGCCTAGCGGTTCGTATCTCAAGCCCTCGGCAGACGTGCCGGGGGCTTTTCTTCTGTGTGGGATACTTAGGGCATGATGACCAGAGCCGAGGCAATAGCACAAGTATCCTTATTTGTGTCCGCTCAAAGTTACCCGCAGATGTCTACTACGGACATTGGCTCAATCCTTGATTCTTTCTCACGCTTCACCACGTGGGCAGCTACAACCACTTACGCAGTAGGTGACCGTGTAGTGCCTACAACGCCCAATGGCAGAGTTTATGAGTGCCGGGTTGCTGGAACATCAGGCACGACACAACCTGATTATCCGGTTTATGCTCCTTACCAAGTCAAGGGCTTTACCTTGGAAGATGGCACCGGTAACCCAACCTTGATGTGGGTAGACCAAGGTCCAATCAATACCGAGCGCTACGATGTTCGCACAGCAACCCGCCAAGCATGGCTAATCAAAGCATCAAGGGTAGCCGCAGACATCGATTCTAAAGAAGGTACAAGCGACGTAAAACTTTCTCAGTTGATGCAGAACTGCCTAACCATGGCAGACAAGTTCAGACCGGTGGTGTTCGCGTGAGCCCTATCCTACGCGCAACTATAAGCGCTGGTATGGTACGCAACCTGTGCCAAGACCGTGTAGAAATACACCGCTTCACGCTCACCGAAGATGGGCGTGGCGGTGCTACTGAGACGTGGCGCAAGGTTGCCGAGTACAACGGCAGGCTAACCAACCAATCAGACACAGAATCAATCGTAGGCGGTGGCATCCAGTCATTGGCACAGTGGACTTTGATAGTTGCTGTCGGTGCTGATGTCATGCCGCAGGATAGGGTTTACCGGGTAGGCGATGATGCCAAGTATTACGATGTGATCGGGTCAGACTTTGGACAGACAGAATTACTTGTACAGCACGTAGGGCTGGTGGAGCGTACATCATGACAGCATCGGAATGGACTACGATAGGCATCAGCGTTTCAGGTGCTGTCATCAGCCTACTGGTTTATATAATTCAGTTTCTCCACCGTATGGATAAGCGTGGAGCGGTAGACACTGCAACGATCAAAGACCACGGGCATCGTATCGGTAGGCTGGAAGGTGCAACCAGCGAACTGAAAACACAGGTTACAAAGTTGGAGGCGAAGCAATGAACAGCATTTCAATCAAGCGGTTAGTGGTTCTTGTGATCGTGGCTTTTACAGCTGCTTTTACCTCGGTATTTGGCGATGGCATCAGGACAAGCGAAGCACACGACATCTCCGAGCTCGGCGCAGTGCTTGCACTCTACGGGAGCAAGGCAGTAGCGGCGGGTGTCTCCGCTGCGGTGAGTAGTGTGCTGGCGTTCTTGACGATGCCGTTCAAGGGTACGAATGCCAATAGTTTGAAGGTGGGCAAATGAACTTCCAGAACCTACGCATCGAGCAGGTAACCTCACCGACTCCAGACTGGCTTGTCTTTGGAGAATTTTATTCTTTCGATGGTGTGAAACTTGGAGACTTTGGAGTTAACGGAACATCCGTATTCCAGTGGTTTAATCAACAGCCTTCTCAATTTCAATATCAAATTGTTTTGCAATTTACTACATATATGGCTGATGAGATTGTAAAGGGTACAAGTAACTAATGGCTACAGCATATGTAAGCCCGGTTGGCTCGGCGGCTTATCCCGGTACTGTCGGTGCGCCTACGTCCTTGACTACGGCGTTATCTTCCGCTGGTGCTGGTGACATTGTCTATCTCGCTCCCGGCAGTTATCGTGGAACGTTTACGCTGGGAGTATCTGGCACAGCGGGTAATACTATCCAGTTCATTGGAGACCCTCTAGCGACTCAAGGCATTGGAGGGATAGCTGCTGGTATTGTGCGTGTCACGAACTATCTAAACGATGCAGCAAACCCGACAGCAGCAATTTTGCTTACTGTGTCAAGCAGAAATTATTGGTCGTTTACAAATATATATTTTGAAGCCTATCAAACTAGCACGTATGCGTTTACCGTTACCTCTTCTGTAAACTGGGCATTTGAAAAGTGTGTTTTTGTAAGTAAGCAGAGTCGTGGATTTGGCATTGTAACCACGGTAGGTGTTGCTTCAAATTCATCTTTTAATAAATGTATTTTTAATATTGGGAGTTATTCAATAGACCTCAATGGAGGACTTCATTCTGGAAATTACAATCTGAATATGTCAATCACTGATTGTATTTGTTTTACTACATTACTACAGAATTTTAATGGTTCGGCTGGGAATAATACAAATGCAGGAGGTATCTCCATTTATAACCTTACTGCATATGCCAATTTTACAACTCAGCTTTATCAAAGTAACACTACGCATCCGACTACTATTTACAATTCTGTATGTATAAATATGAGTAATGGAGTTACCTTATGGACAAATGTAGCCGGTTCATTAATTGAAAATTATAATGTTGTATTTGGTGCTACAAATGCGATTACGGCTGGTGCTAATAGTTTCTATGCTGGTGCATTCGGTTTAGACTACGGTTACAGTGCAATCGTTGGATTACCTGCGCCTTCCGTAAACGGACCATACCTTGGCTCCCGCTTACTTGGAGCAGGTACAGCAACAGGCGCACCAGCAACCGACATAGACGGCGCAACGTGGTATCAATCCCTGCTAGGTATAGGTGCATACACGTATGCCGCTCGTAACAACGTGATTGCATTCCCCTTAACTCCAACGCAAACAACAATCACCATCGCTCCCGGCTCTACATCACAAAGCATTGAACTCTTGCTCGGTGTTACAGGCTTGACCTTCAGCACGAGCGGTCTAGCGGCATACTACGTCCGCAACCGAGAAGCACCTACGCCTATCACGCTGGTCACGCAGACACCTACAGGCGCGTGGTCATCTGGTGGCTTTGCTGAGATTAGCTCATCCCTCGTGCCGGGCGTGTATCGTTTGGATGTCCCTGACGCGGCATTTGCGGCTGGCGCATCTGATGTCACTATTGTGGTCAGAGGTGCAAGCGGTACTAACGGGGCGGTCTTGACGGTCACGCTTTCCTCTGGTGGCTTGACGGCAGCGCAGACAGCCGCAGCGGTGTGGGATGAAGCAAGGGCAAGCCATACGACAGCCGGTACATTCGGCGAGTACGTGAATGCCGAGTTGGTGACCCCGGTTACATCTGCCGCTCTGGTTCGCATGGGGCCGTTTGAGGTTAGGGCTGACGGCTTGGGAGCATCTGATCCGCTTGATATCCAGAAGGGCGCACAGCACGGCATCGACGTCCAGTGCGTAGACAACAACGGCGCCGGCATTGACATCACGAGTGCCACGGTTACGGCTAAGGTCTACAACTCTGGTGCGACCTTGGTAGACACGTACGCTTGTACGGCAACCTATGCAGCTGATGGCAGGGCTACGTTTACTATTGACACAACGGTTACCAACGTGCCAGGGACGTACACCGCTACGATCACACGAACCACCGGGGCAAGCGATACGCAAGTTTTCGGCCCACTCCGCATCTATGTGAGGGATATCTAATGGCATTGATTTATGATTTGACCGAAGACCCTCAGCAGGTCGTGCAAGTCTCCGCATGGGTCGGTGATTGGCACAGTTACGTTGTACGGTTGGTAGATGAACTAGGAAGCCCGGTAGACATCACTACTGGCACACTCGGTGCAACCTTCACTAACATCCAGACCGGGGCATCGTATACGTTCCCATCCGGTAGCGTTACGCTTACCAAGCAGTACAGCGCACAGGGCATCCTTAGCGTTCTCAACCCTGCGGCTTACGCAACAGCGGCAGACATCCGGCTAACAATATCCTTCACGGTGTCAACCACCGTGCGGCGCTTTGGGCCTTTACAGATTCAGGTGTTGGCTCCGTGATAAAGATGAGCTTCAGCCTAAAGAAAGTACGGCTTGATTCTTACCAGAAGAATCTACGCCAACTTTCTGTTGCTGTAGGTAATGCTGCAGCTAACATCGAAGGCAACGCAAAACAAAGCATCGAGATGTCGAGTGGGCAATACAAAAAGTATCCGGGGCGTAAAGAACATCCCCACTGGTCAAGCCCTCCCGGTACGCCACCGAATAATGATTTAGGTGAACTGGCAAACAGCATCCAAAGCAAGATGACCGGCAAGACATCAGCAGAGGTTT